TGTTTAAGCTCTTGGTTCTTGTTGAAGATCTCAGTGGCATGTTGCGCCGCGGCGTTCTTCTGCTCGGCAGTGAGCAGGTTTTGAGAATCGTTGAGCTTTGCCGTTGCGTCAGCCAAGGCCTTCTCGACAGTGGCGAGCTTTGCGCTGGCGTCAGCTAGCTTAGTGGTGACACCGTCGAGCTTCTCGTTGTTGTCGAGGAGTTTTTGGAGGTTGTCGATGCAGGCTTTGATAACGTCGTTCATGGGCGGCTCCTATTGCAAAACGGCGAACCAGATGCCGACCTGCAGGGTTGAAGTTGCGGCGCCGGTGGTCACCAAGCAGAGTTGGTTCAATTGGCCGGACTGGGACTTTGGCACTGACAGGGAGGCAAGTTCAACATGGTCGGTTGCGGGAGCGGTGGAGGTGACTGAGAAGGCCGGGGTCATGACGGTCGGGGAGGTGCATGGGCCTCCCTGTGTGCCGTAGACCAGTTGGAAGGTCCCGGCAGTTGTGCCGGATTGGGTCACATGCCAGCCGCAAATGACGATGGTCTGGCCAGCCACTCCGTTGACCAGCGAGGTAGTGACTGTAGCGCCAGTTCCGGTGAGGTTGTTGTTGGTGATCTGGCTACAGAGTATGGCGTTGCCTGGGCCAACCAGCCCGCCTTGGGCCAGTAGGCGCTGAGGGAAAAGGAGGACCGCGGCAAGGAGCAGTCCGGGTAGGATGAACTTCTTCATGTCACGGTCCTTAAGGTCAGGGAGGTTAACGCATCTGGTACCATTTGGTGGTTGCTTGTGAGTAGACCCACTCGACTGAGGTTTTGGCAGCGATGGTCTGGGAGGTGAAGGTTGTGTCGAGGGATTGGCCGGTATTGGCGGTCAGGGTCACAAGGGTGGTAAGGGTGGTATCGGTGCCGATCTGAAGGATCTGACCATCCCATGGAGTAACCGGAGTGGTAATGGTCAGGGTAGTTGGCGCTGTGCCGACCCAGTAGATCAGTGAGTCGGTTTGTAGGGCGGTGTAGGTCTGAGCACCAGAGCCAGATCTGGTGTTGATTGCGGTGGCGTTGCGGAGCTGGGCCACAGGGACCACAACGATAGAGCCACCCGGACCGCCAATGGCAAACTGGACGGTCTCGTTGCCGGTTAGGGTGGTCGAGACCCCTTGAGCCCATAGGAGCGCAGTGCCCGCGAGGGAGGCAATGGCCACCCCCGCCAAGAAGGCTTTGAGTTTGGTCATTGCCGGGCTCCTTAGTTGTTGACGGTGACACCGGGTAGGTAGCCGCCGACGATAGCGTTGTTGGTGGCGTTGTAGAACTGATCGAAGCGGTCGAGTACGATCCAGGCCTTGATGGTGCCACCAGTCATAACGCCAGTAGCGATGACGTAGTTGAGCTGGAGGAACCTGGGCTCAGCTACGCCAGCTGGGGGACGTGGAACGTCCATGTCCATCAGGCGGGCGCCAGCGGCGAGGGAGGCGACGGCATAGACCGGGGTCTGATAGTAGGTCACGAAGCCGGAAGGGCTGCCGGAGCCGTTGTCGGGGGAGCCCTGGAGCTGGACGGAGAGAGTGCCGCCAGCGCCAGTGGTGAAGGCTGCGGTGACCATAACCAGCAGCTTCATGGCTGGATCATCGCCAATGCCAATGTCGCGGGCACCTTGGCCAGAGGCCAGAACCGGGATGCCAGCTATGTGAAGATCGAGCTGGTTGGTTGAGGCAGTGTTGCCGACTGCGGTCGGGGAGTCGCCCGTGCCGGTGCCACCACCAGTGGAGTTGGTAAATTGCAGAAGTCCGTCTAGGATCATGGTAAGCTCCTTAGGATACGATGGCTTCGGTGCTGTTGATGGCATCGACGGTGCGGACCGGGATGCCGCGGAAGGTGGTGATAGGCTTGCCGTCGAACTCTTCGAGGCGGAGCAGGACGTTGGTCTTGTTCATAGCCTGGAGATCGAGGTAGGTCCGAACCACACGGTTGCAGTAGATAACGGTACGACCCATATCGGCTCGAACTGCGGGAGTGTCGGAGGTCTGGATGGTGCCTGCGGAGACGGGTTGGGTGGGCAGGCGGTAGAGTCCTCGGACCAGGAGGTTGATAAGGTTAGCGGCGGAGACGCCGGTGAGTTGGGTGACATCGATGTTGCAGATGCGGAAGGCGTAGCGCCAATCTCTTTGGGCAAGGCCGATCTCCCATTTGAAGTGTTCACGGTAGGCTTGGTAGGTGTTACCGGCGGTATCGGCTACTGGCCACTCGCCCATGTCGCGGGATTGGAGGCCGGTGAGTTTGCCTTTGGGGAATATGGCATGCATGGTATCGGCACCCCATACCACGGCCCAGATGGAAGTCTGCATGTTGACGGTTGTGCCGCCGCCAGAGAGGACATTGAAGGCGGTCTGGGAGTTGGCGGTGTTGATGGTCGAGTAGCGCGGCGCAAGGCCAGTGAAGCGTTCGGGGTTGATGAACTGATTGCCATAGATCAGGGTTGAGGCGACCTGTTGGGACATGCCTTCGAGGAAGGCGCGGGACTCCGAGAGTCGAAACTCTGCGGTGTTGCCGTTGAGATCGGCAATGTCCTTATCGATTACGGAGTAGGTTTCGAGGTTGCCGCAAGTGTCGACGATCTGGGCAGTGGTGGACTTGGCGTTCGGGACGCCTTGATTGAGCAGGCGCCAAGTGGCTTGTGGCAGGCCGGTGCGGACGGTGGTCTTGTGTCCGGTCGGAAGGTTGCCTTCGACAACCATCATGTCGTCGAGGATCTCGTTGGTTTGGGAGAGCAGCTCGATGATAGCGGCGACGCGATAGCCGTCTTCGAGGCGCTTGGCCCAATCAGCGTAGGTTAGTGCAACTGCGCCAATAACAGCCATGGGTTAATTCCTCAGGTTGGGTTGCGGGGCATCCTCGTGATCCTCTGCGCTTTGCGGTTCGACCCCAGCCGGGGCGGTACGGGATTAGGGTGTGTCGTTCACTGATGGGTTTTTCGGGTACAGAATTTGCGCCAAGGATTTCGGCGCAGCGTCCGGGACCTTCTGACCCAATGGCGACGGCTTGCCGCCAGCTACCGGTGAGCCTTCGCTGAGGCGCTCTGCAATATGGGAGAATGCGCGCACGAAGGCGGGATGGGAACCGGCGCCAGTTAGGTCCATGACCTCTCGGAAATCTTGCGCCATCTTGGGCGGGAAGGTGTCGATTAGGCGGCTAATGTTGGTGATGATTCGGCCGCCAGGATCTAAGCCAGCGCCGAACTCGTCCTTGCACTCTTGCACCCACTGGGCCTGAAGATCCGCCCACATCTGGTACGGCGCATCGAGAGCTTGCTGCGTGGACTCAGCGTACAGGTCCATTAGCTTCTGGGCGCTATCTTGCGGCAGGTTGAGATCTTTGAAGACCTTCATTGCGGCGGCGCTACGGGTCTCATCGAGCTCGTAGCCATCGGGGATCTTGAACGCCTCGTATTTGTCCGGTGCGCCAGTGGGGGCCTTCGGCTGTTCGGTAGCGCCACGGTTCAGCAGCGTCCGTTCAGTTGATGGTTGCTCCGCTGGGGCTGGCGTCGTCGTCGGCTGCGGCGCTGTCGTCGTGGACGAAACCGGAGGCGTCGATGTCGTAGTTGGCGCTGGGGCCGGTGAGGAGGTCGTTACCGTTACGTCGGTCATTGGCTTCTTCCTTGATCTGAGCTTCTTGCATCATTAGCGCGTATTCGGTAGCACATTGGCTAACAACATCGGCAAATGTCTGGAGACCAATGTTCTGCGTACCACAATTGAAGGCGGTAGCATGTGGGTCACCCGAAACGTAGGGTGTGTGAAATACGTGGCATGAAGTAAGCAGACCGTGCATCCACTCCCGGCCGCCGACTGTCCCCATAACGGTACGGATGAAGGCGTGGCGGTTGGACTCGGCAAGGCGGGCTGACTTCTCGGCATTGCGGATGTCCTTGCGGTTGGTTGCGTCGAAGGTCATGACGATACCCTTGGCAGGAAGATGCAATAAGAGTTGCCGCTACCTACGCAGACATGGCACTGGCCATCTGGGGATAGACGAGCGGCGGATTTGACGAAGTCATAGCCCCACCAATGTAGGTAAGAACCGCCTGTGTCGCTAATTTCGGCGCAGGGGACAGGGTGGCAGTGCTGTCCTTCACAGCATTCGTGTGGGTACCAGCTATGGGCGAGGAGGAGCAACACTAACATTATGCTTCCTCTATTTCCATGAAGGCTTCCCAGGCTTCCGCATCGCCGCTGATGACAATGAAACCGTCACCTACTTCATGCGTGGCATAGGCGTACTTGATGCCGCCGCCAATCATCTGGAAATTGGCAACGTTGTTGGAGCAGCGCACCAGTTGCAGCGTGCTAGGTCCGGGACTGTCGCCGACATAGATGGCACGCATTTCGACAATGCGACGCGGCGAATGCGGTCGCTCCACGATTTGATCCAAGTAATCAATGGCCGGACCCCACTTCACCTTCATGCCTGGTCCCATCTGCCACTGCATGATCACGTTGTCGATCATGGCGCTACCCCGCTGGCCCGCTGGATAAGGTTCTGGCCGCCACCAACGTCGATGTTTCCAGCCGCTTGGGCGGCCTTGGCGTACTGCTCGGCCATTGCGGCCTGCTGCTGCTGGGCTTGTTGCTGGGCGCGCTGTTGCCGGATCGCCTGGAGCATCTCTGGCGACCGGATCATGCGCGGGTTGGCTCCTAGTAGTGAGGAGTACTCGTCGATGGCGAAGTCGAAGTCGAGGTTGTCGCCCATGGCCGGGTCGATGCCCATGACCTGGCCGATGATTTGGAAGATGCGCTCAATCGAGCTGGCTTGTGTGGCCTCTTGCGCCGTGGCGAGCATGGACATGTATTCGATGTTGAGGGCTGCGCCAGCGATCTGCGACGGAGGCGGCGGGAAGATCTGGGCCCGCGCCATCATTGCCCAGGTTCGGTCGATGATGGGGGTGAGGACTTCGTTTTGGATGCGCTCAAGGACAGGGCCGATCATGACGAGTGACTCGGACTTACGCATGTCCCACTCAACAGCGGTTATGTTGGAGCGGGTTTCGAACTGCGACGCAACTTGGAACAGGTCGGTATAGAAGGTTCGATTTATGCGCTGGCGGACCTCTTCGAGATCTTCTGTGATTGCTTTGACATCGGGCCTCCAATTGCCGTAGGCCGTGGTCATACCGGCGTTGCCGGTTGCCATCATGCCGTTGATGTAGGTAACGCCGCCGGGGAGCATTGAGGCGGGCTGGTTCTTGAGCTGGCCGTCAGCTATCATCGGCGGGTTGACGAGCTTGTCGATCGCTTGGCCCTTGCGACGGGTCTCCTGTTGGAGCTGTTTGATGTCCGGGAGCGCATCCATGGCCGGACTTCTACCGTAAGGGTCATTCGAAACCAGATCCCACCGACCGATAATGGCGCATTTTTCGTGATATCCGCGCTTACGAAGGAAGCCAAGCGTGCTAGATCCCG